TCAAATCAGATTTAAGGGGTTGTACTCCACTGCTTCTGTCAGATGGTCTGGGGCGAAATGAGCATAGCGCATCGTCACCTTAATATCAGTGTGTCCAAGGATACGCTGCAGTACAAGAATGTTACCCCCGCGCATCATAAAGTGGCTTGCAAATGTGTGCCGTAGAACGTGTGACAGCTGCCCGTCAGGTAGCTCAATTCCCGCTCGCTTAATTGCCCCACGAAACGCAGAATAGCACCCCGTAAAGACTGGTTTTGATGTTCTTACTTTTGGGAGTATTTCGTAAAGCTCATCACTTATTGGAACGGCGCGGTTTTTCTTGCCCTTGGTTTTGATATAAGTGATTTTGCCGGGGCTTATTTGCTTGCCTGTTAGTGACTCCGCCTCGCCCCATCGTGCGCCGGTTGCAAGGCATATCTTTACTATAGTTACTAAATCTTCCGCCTTGCTTTTCTCGCACTCAGCCAGAAGCTGCTTAACTTCTTCAACTGTCAGCCAGGCTAGCTCTGCCTCATCGATTTTAAATTCCCGGACGTTTTCGAGCGGATTGGGCGCACTCCAGTCATCCAGTCTTTTTAGTTCGTTGAACATGGCGCGGAAATACGCCAGCTCAAGATTAACGGTACGGGGAGTCACTGCTTTTACCCGATCAGAACGTGTAATTTTCCCGCTTAAACGTTGTTCACGGTAGGTTGCAAAAAGTTTGGCGTTAAATTCAGTGGCGAGAGGGTTTCCCATAGCAAAGCAGGCAAATTCCATTGCACCCTTACGCTTGAGGCCATCAGAGAGTGTAACGCCATGAGCGTTGAACCAGGTTTCAACAAGGTCAGTAACTCGCCGTTTATCTGCTTTTTCCCCCAGCCAGGGCTTGTCTTGCGCTTGATCCTTAATGTGGCGCTCAAAGGCCATGGCTTCCCCCTTGGTGGCGAATTGGCGACGGATGCGCCGCCCATCCCTACCGTTGGGGAAGACCTGAGCCTGCCACTTACCATTAGATAGTTTTGTTACAGCCAATTATTTTACCTTTGAGAAATGAGGTCTTGAGCAAATTTAGTCAAGCCTGGCTTACCCTCTTCCAGATAGCAGCAATTTTTGAAGTTATCGCTCCAGCTTCCGCTTGCGGTCATTAATTGGTCAGGGTTACGGATGTTGCCGTACTTACGCAACAGATTTTCCGCTTGCTTTCTGGTTATGGAAAAATCGAATTTTTCCGCAGTTAGGTATTCAAATTTTTTGGTTTGGAGGTCAATGGATAAAGGTAGGACTGTAACTTTCACGCTTTTAGCTGGAGTCTGAAAAAGAGTACGGTATACAGCGTAAACGGACGCTTTATCTGACTCATATTTTATTTCTTTTGAATCTTTAGAGTAGATGCTTGGTGATATTTGAATATGCAAAGGATTTTGCGCTAAAACTTTAAATGCCGGGTACTCAACTCCCTTTACGCTGTATGATGAGTAATCGTTATAATCATCCATTAACTTGCTGATGCTTTTGTACTGTTCAGGTGCTGCACTGACAGCAAAAGAAGTCATGATTAAAAAAGATATGAGCGTTTTTTTCATTTTAATTTCCTTAATACCTAATAAGTCATTCCATAAATTCTGTTTTGCCAATGGCTTTACCCAAAATTTTCACATCGGCGGCATTACATTCAAAAGATGCCTTTCCGTTTTCAACTCTTACGCGACCACCAGGCAATCTGTACATTTCGCGGATACTGATAACACCATCCATTTCAGTCAACCAAAACCCATCTACAAGCTCACCTGCGAAATCATCGACTATCCATATCGCACTATCTAGTCCAACAAGGCGGGGCGAAGTTGTGCCTGTTGGGATAAGTTCCGGTGCAACATCAATCTGCTTTTGGTTTTTTACCACCCCATTTTGGATGGTTAGATAACTCAATTGGAGTGTTTTTTGCGCTTGGGGTATCCCATTTGTGTTTTCAATATGTGTTTCCATTTTGGGGGCTTCGCCGCGTCCAAAAACTAACCAATCTAAAGACGCACCAGTTTCCATGGCACATATCAAAACCCAATCCGCAGGAAAGTTACCACGCGTAACCCTATTAGCCATGGTGCTTTGTGACACATCAAGATGTCTGCATAACGCCTGTCGTGAGGTAAAGCCATAAGCTGCGCAAATACGTTCGATAGGGTCTTTGCCGCCATGGGGTAGCTGAATTGACTTACGATTAGTGAAATCTTGTTGTTGACCTTTCCAATTTTGGATCATAGTATTTACGCAAAGTGAGTTGTTATCGAATAGTGTTGAACGCTCCTGAATAGTGTAGAGAACGTCACAACTGAGGAATAGTGCATCATGAATCGTAATTTTTCAATGCGCCCCAGCATCAACCTTGTGGTATCTGAGCCATTCATCACACTGGATGAGTTCTGTCGCCGTACTGGCTATAAGCCAAGCTATGCCCGTCAAATGATCCGGGAAAACCGCCTGCCTATCAGGAAGAAAGCCGGAGTTAACAGCCTTATCGAAATCAACATGTTCGCGTTGACGATGGAAGCGGCCCAAGGCTGCGAAGTCGCAATGCAAGCCTGATAGTTCCATTTTGGGATAGAAAAGGATTTACATCATGTTTGATTATCGTGTTTCCAAACATCCGCATTTTGACGAAGCCTGCCGGGCTTTTGCGCTGCGTCACAACATGGCGAAGCTGGCAGAACGTGCGGGAATGAACGTCCAGACGCTGCGTAATAAACTGAACCCGGAGCAACCGCATCAGCTCACCCCTTCGGAAATCTGGATGCTTACCGATCTTACTGAGGACTCCACGCTGGTTGACGGTTTTCTGGCCCAGATTCACTGCCTGCCATGCGTACCGATGAACGAAGTGGCAAAAGAGAAGCTGCCGCATTACGTCATGAGCGCTACTGCAGAAATCGGACGAGTTGCTGCCGGTGCCGTATCGGGTGATGTGAAAACCACCGCAGGCCGCCGCGATGTTATCAGCAGCATTAACTCTGTTACTCGCCTGATGGCACTGGCTGCCGTTTCGATGCAGGCGCGTTTACAGGCTAACCCGGCGATGGCAAGCGCGGTAGATACCGTGACGGGCCTCGGCGCTTCGTTCGGTCTGATCTGAGGTGGTTATGCTGACTAAAGAACCATCTTTCGCGTCACTTCTCATAAAGCAAAGCCCGGCAATGCACTACGGTCATGGCTGGATCATGGGGAAGGATGGCAAACGCTGGCACCCGTGCCGCTCTCAGGATGAACTACTGGCTGACCTGTCCACAACCAAACAGGGGAAATCATGGCTATTGAAGGCGCTACGGCGACTGTTCCATTAAGCCCCGGTAAACGCCTGGACGGACTGAACCATATTGCGGAATTGAGGGCTAAAGTGTTTGGTCTGAATATTGAGCCGGAGCTTGAAAGGTTTATTAAAGATATGCGCGATCCACGCGACGTAAATAATAAACAGAATGAGCGGGCACTGGCAGCCATTTTTTATATGGCAAAAATTCCGGCAGAACGTCACGGCGTCAATGTTAGTGATCTGACTACTGACGAAAAGCGGGAGTTGATTAAAGTAATGAATCATCTTCGTGCAGTGGTGAGCTTATTTCCCAGACGGCTAGCCATGCCGAATTAACCAATTAATGAAATTCATGGCGTAAACCCGCCGGGCATTCCTTTATCTAAATTCAGGAGAATTGATTATGCGTAATATTGAAACCCTCTCGACTAAAACCGGACCGGATGACGCAGGACTTAATATTTTACTGACAGAGGCTCGTCTGGAAGAACGTCGGGCAAGGGCTGAGGCAATGGCTGCCCGCCTTGATAGCCTGGCGTGTCATATTACATCCCGCCAGCTAAACCACGTCGAAGCAGCAGAACTGCTGCGTGTGACCGCTGAAGCAATCCAGAACGAAGCGCAGGAGGTCCACTGATGGCTGATGCAATGGATCTCGTACAACAGCGCGTTGAAGAAGAACGCCAGCGCCATATCCGTGCTGCCCGTACCAAAACGCCGGGCGTGTCCCGCGTACTTTGCATTGAATGTGAAGCGCCAATTCCGCCAGCACGACGCCGTGCCATTCCGGGTGTGCAGCTTTGCATTACCTGTCAGGAAATCGCAGAGCTGAAAGGCAAACATTACAACGGAGGTGCTGTATGAGCACCATCCTGAAATGGGCGGGAAATAAAACCGCCATAATGTCCGAACTGAAAAAACATCTTCCTGCTGGCCCGCGACTGGTTGAACCTTTCGCGGGTTCCTGTGCTGTGATGATGGAGAAGGATTATCCCAGCTATCTGGTTGCGGATATTAATCCTGATTTAATCAATCTCTATAAACAGGTTGCCGCTGATTGTGAAGCGTTTATATCTCGCGCCAGAGTTTTATTTGAGATCGCAAACAGGGAGGTGGCTTATCACAACATAAGGCAGGAGTTTAATTACTCAACTGAAATTACTGATTTCATGAAAGCGGTATATTTCCTGTATCTCAATCGTCACGGTTACCGTGGTTTATGTCGCTATAACAAGAGCGGGCATTTCAACATTCCCTACGGTAATTATAAAAATCCGTATTTCCCTGAAAAAGAAATTCGCGCATTTGCAGAAAAAGCCCAGCGGGCAACGTTTATCTGCGCCAGCTTTGATGAAACGCTGGCGATGTTGAAGGCGGGGGATGTGGTGTATTGCGATCCGCCTTATGACGGTACGTTTTCCGGCTATCACACTGATGGTTTCACTGAAGATGACCAGTATCACCTGGCATCCATTCTTGAACATCGGTCATCAGAAGGACATCCGGTCATTGTTTCTAACAGTGACACATCCCTGATCCGTTCTCTGTATCGCAATTTCACTCACCACTACATCAAAGCAAAACGCAGCATCGGTGTGGCAGCTGGCGAGGGTAAATCAGCAACAGAAATCATTGCTGTTTCCGGGCCGCGCTGCTGGGTGGGATTTGATTATTCGCGTGGCGTGGATAGTTCTGCCGTGTACGGAGTACGTGCATGAGCCATGCTGATATGAACAACTGCAGCGGCTTTAACGAGGTCGCCGCAGCATTCTCATGGAACAGCCCGAAAAAGGCCATTAACCCTTATCTGGACCCGGCGGAAGTTGCGCCGGTTTCTGCGCTTTCAAACCTGATCACTCTGTACGCTGCCGATAACGAGCAGGAACAACTGCGCCGCGAGGCACTGAGTGATCAGGTCTGGGAGCGTTATTTCTTTAATGAATCCCGTGATCCTGTCCAACGCGAAATGGAGCAGGATAAGCTCATTAGCCGGGCAAAGCTGGCGCATGAGCAGCAGCGTTTTAATCCAGACATGGTCATTCTGGCGGACGTTAACGCCCAGCCTTCCCATATCAGCAAGCCGCTGATGCAACGTATTGAATACTTCAGCAGCCTGGGCAGACCAAAGGCTTATTCCCGCTATTTGCGTGAGACGATTAAGCCATGTCTGGAACGACTGGAGCATGTACGCGACAGTCAGCTATCCACTTCTTTTCGCTTTATGGCAAGCCATGAAGGGCTGGACGGCCTGCTGATCCTGCCTGAAATGAGTCAGGATCAGGTGAAACGCCTGTCCACCCTGGTAGCTGCGCATATGAGCATGTGCCTTGATGCAGCTTGTGGCGATTTGTATGCCACCGATGACGTTAAGCCAGAAGAAATCCGCAAGACATGGGAAAAGGTGGCAGCAGAAACCCTGCGACTGGATGTCATACCGCCTGCGTTTGAGCAACTCCGCCGGAAAAGAAACCGCCGTAAACCCGTGCCCTATGAACTCATTCCGGGTTCGCTGGCGCGTATGTTGTGCGCCGACTGGTGGTACCGGAAATTATGGAAGATGCGTTGCGAATGGCGGGAAGAGCAGTTGCGTGCTGTTTGCCTGGTCAGCAAAAAAGCATCTCCCTATGTCAGCTATGAAGCCGTGATGCATAAACGTGAGCAGCGCCGTAAGTCGCTGGAGTTTTTCCGTTCTCATGAACTGGTGAACGAAGACGGCGACACGCTGGACATGGAGGATGTGGTAAACGCCAGCAGCAGCAACCCTGCGCATCGCCGCAATGAGATGATGGCCTGTGTTAAAGGTCTGGAGCTTATCGCGGAAATGCGCGGTGACTGCGCCGTTTTCTACACCATCACCTGTCCGTCACGTTTCCATTCCACGCTAAATAACGGCAGGCCCAACCCGACCTGGACAAATGCGACGGTAAGACAAAGCAGTGATTATCTGGTCGGCATGTTTGCTGCATTTCGTAAGGCGATGCACAAAGCCGGATTGCGCTGGTATGGCGTGCGGGTGGCTGAGCCGCATCATGACGGTACAGTTCACTGGCACCTGTTGTGTTTTATGCGCAAAAAAGATCGCCGCGCCATTACTGCTTTGTTGCGTAAGTTTGCCATTCGTGAAGACCGCGAGGAGCTGGGGAATAACACGGGACCACGCTTTAAGTCTGAGCTGATAAACCCGCGCAAAGGTACGCCAACAAGCTACATCGCGAAATACATCAGTAAGAACATTGACGGGCGTGGTCTGGCTGGCGAGATCAGCAAGGAAACGGGTAAATCCCTGCGTGATAACGCTGAATACGTTAATGCCTGGGCGTCTCTGCATCGTGTTCAGCAATTCCGCTTCTTTGGCATTCCGGGGCGTCAGGCTTACCGTGAACTGCGATTGCTGGCTGGTCAGGCTGCAAGGCAACAGGGGGACAAAAAAGCAGGTGCGCCGGTACTGGATAACCCGCGCCTTGATGCAATCCTGGCTGCTGCTGATGCTGGTTGTTTTGCCACCTACATCATGAAGCAGGGCGGCGTACTGGTTCCCCGCAAATATCACCTCATTAGAACTGCTTATGAAATCAACGAAGAGCCGACCGCCTATGGCGATCACGGTATTCGTATTTATGGCATCTGGTCACCCATTGCAGAGGGCAAGATCTGCACTCATGCGGTGAAGTGGAAAATGGTTCGTAAGGCCGTTGACGTTCAGGAGGCGGCAGCCGACCAGGGCGCTTGCGCCCCTTGGACTCGTGGCAATAACTGTCCCCTTGCTGAAAATTTGAACCAACAGGAGAAAGATAAATCAGCTGATGGGGACCCCAGAACGGACATTACCAGCATGGATGACAAGGAGTTGCACGAATACCTGCACAGTATGAGCAAAAAAGAGCGCCGGGAACTGGCAGCAAGGTTACGCCTGGTGAAACCGAAACGGCGTAAAGACTACAAACAGCGAATTACAGACCATCAGCGACTGCAGCTCGTGTATGAGCTGAAGTCCAGAGGATTTGATGGCAGCGAGAAAGAGGTCGATTTACTCCTTCGCGGAGGCAGTATTCCGTCAGGAGCAGGCCTGCGTATCTTCTATCGGAACCAGCGTTTGCAGGAAGATGATAAGTGGCGAAACCTGTATTAATTACGCGGGTTAACAATTCGTGCTCTTAATAATACCAGGCATATCAGGCTGATGAACGTAAAAAATCGTTTTACATCAGTAAGATTATTATATACTGTAAATATAAACAGTGGTTATGCATACAGCATTGCGTGTGGTGTCATAGGAGGAAAGATGCAGGACTATTTTTTGGAGTCTTTGAAGCTCCAGCGCATTGATTTTTTTCTTAAGCTTGTAGCGGCTAGTGAGTGTAGTGATGAAGAGAAGGGGCTGGCTCTGCAGTGGGTTTCTGAATTGACTGATGAACTCATGGCAAAAATCAGAACCCACGAATACAACCGCTCAATGGATGTCATCAGCTGAGGTGACTTTTATGCGCATTGAAATAATGATCGATAAAGAGCAGAAGATTAGCCAGTCTACCCTGGACGCCCTTGAATCCGAGCTTTACCGCAATCTGCGCCCCCTGTATCCCAAAACGGTAATTCGCATTCGCAAAGGTAGCTCTAACGGTGTGGAACTAACCGGACTGCAACTGGACGAAGAAAGAAAACAAGTGATGAAAATTATGCAGAAGGTGTGGGAAGACGACAGCTGGCTGCATTAAGAAACGTTGCTGGCGTCTGAACTTGCTTCTGGCGTCAGCAAGGTTGAACAACGAGCCCTTGCGAGGCGTTAGCTCTGTAGTGCATGTCTATGCCGCATGAGATCGCATGATCGTTTGAGGATCGTTTTTGCTAAGGCCCGCCAGAACTGGCGGGCTTTTGCGTAGATCATGCAGGTGCATGAAAACCACTACATAAAGCGGGCAGGCGTGGCGGGGATACGAGCGCGCGCAACGGGGTAAAATGGCCAAAATCCGGCACAGCCTCTGGCCCGCTGGCGGCCTCATTTAGTGGAGGGGGGGGATGTCAGGGCAAAAAGAAACGCCCCGCAGAATGCTGCTGAGGCGTTGTGAGAGTTGGTCGGTTATTGATGTTATGAGTATGTCAGCTTCGTTTGCCCTTAAGTCCTAAGTCATAGGCTTCAAAACGGATAACCTCTTCATCCAGCCAGTCATTCAGCTCCTGCAGTCGCTTTTGCAGGGGCATCAGTTCATTGCGGACGAAGACACGGCTCGCTTTTTCCACATCCCCAAAGCCGCCAGTGTTGTTGGGAATGATGCCCATCATTTGCGGCGGTACGCGGTGAGCCGCCATCATGTCATCGCGGCTGACGTTCTTGATGTTCAGAAATTCATCCTTCGCCGCGACTTCCGACAACGGGATAATCTGAATGCCATCTTTTTTGCCGTTAGGCGAGTACATAAACAGGTTGCGGAAGTTGCCCGGTCCTTTAGCACTTTTCATTGCCTTGCGGATGTTGTTCACATCCTCCTGGTTCTGTGCGGCGTCGGTCATGTACATGATGAAGCCTGCGTGGCTGCCGTTAATGTAATACTTGCGGCGGAACAGCGTGGCGGATTCGTTGAGCAGAGCTGACGGAATGGCAGAAAGGTAACCCGGCAGACCATAAATCTCCTGGTTGATATCCGGCTCCATCAGGTGGAAGACGTTACCTTTTGTGAACTGATACGGCTGTGTCGTCAGGCTGTATTGCACAAACCAGTATGTTTCAAGGTCAAGCCCGCGTCGGGTGTATTTTGCCAGTGCAGGCTCCAGCGAAATAACTTCACCAAAGCGGTTCGTGCGTTTCTCCAGGTAGGCGTTACCAAAAACCAGATAGTCCTGCACAAAACGGGTAAATGCCTGCTGGCTGAGAAGGCGATGTGGAATATAGGTACTGCTGATAATGTCACGCTTAACACTGATCGGGGAGCTGTGGTGCACGGCGGCGCGGAAGGTGCGCGCCAGTCCGTCAAAGCTGACGGGCGGCTCATACCAGCGATCCATCTGTACGCATTCCACATAGTCCAGCAGTTCGCGGCGGTCCAGTACAGGAATGGGATCACCAAAGCTGAAAGCCTCCGCAACGGGTTTTTTAGTTTCTTCTGCAGTTACGGTTTCGCCTGGCGCGATATGTTCTTTCATCAAAAAATCTCCACAATATTGCTGGTATTGGCGGACTCGCCCTGCAGCGGTTCGTTAAACAGTGCGTGCATGGTTGCCCATGCCAGATCGGCATGGCTGGCTTCTTCGCTGCGGCTGGCTTCGTAGGTCGGGCGGTTGCCACTGGCGGTGGTGGCGCGACGGATTGCCATGAATGACTGCGCAATGTCGGTATGTCCGGCGTCAAACTCCAGACGGCGGTGGCTGATAATGTCGTAGGCCTTGAGTACCAGGGCGTTTTTAACGTTGGGGTTGTAGACAAACTCCCGGACGGCAGGAAAGAACGCTTTCACGTTCTCGTAAACCCCGTGACCGACGCCGGTCGAGTCGATACCGATATAGGTCACGTTATACTGTTCGGTCAGTTTTTTGATGGCGTCAGCCTGGGCGCGGAAGTCCATCCCGCGCCACTGGTGACGCTCAAGAATGCGGAACTTACCACCCGGCACGGCTGGCGGAGCCACCACCACGCATCCGGCACTGTCGCCGTTCTGCGTACCTTTTGCCGGGTCATAACCGATCCACACTTCGCGCCACCCAAACGGGCGAAGGGCCAGTGCATGAAAGTCGGTCCAGACTTCCCAGCTGTCCACCATGCACGCCTGCAGCTCGCTGAGTGGGAACACAGACGCGAGATCGTCCACAAACTCGCACATCAGCAGGTTCTGGTATTCGTCCGGGCTGTACTCCATGCGTAACTGATCGAGGTCGAACAGGTTACATCCGCCGCGCACTGCATCTTCCACGGTGACTATCTGGCGGTATTGCCCGTCTGCGCACAGCAGGCCGGGGGCCAGATTGCTGTGGGACAGGTCGATGTCCACCTTATCGGCTTTGTTGCGCCCACGGTTGAACAGCGCACCGGACCAGAACGGATAAGCACTGTGTGTCAGGCTGGATGGCGTGGAAAAATAGGTTTGTCGCCATTTTTTGTGAATAGCCATACCGGAAGCCACTTTGCGCAGCTCTTGGAATTTCGGTATCCAGAAATATTCATCCAGATACAGGTTGCCGTGGTAACTCTGGGCTGTGCGGGCATTGGTGCCGAGGAAGTAAAGCGTGGCCCCGTTAGGAAGCACCATCGGATCGCCTTTCAGCTCCACCTCCACTTCTTTGGCGAAGTCGATGATGTACTGTTTAAAGACGTGGGCCTGTGCTTTACTGGCGGAAAGGAAAATCTGGTTACGTCCAGTAAGAAGGGCGTCAATCAGGGCTTCACGGGCAAAGTAAAAGGTCGCGCCGATCTGGCGTGACTTCAGCAGGTTGCGGATGCGGTTGGTTTTTCCGGCTTCCCACCAGTGGCGCTGGTAGTTGAACATGGAGGAATGGAAGATTTCTTCCAGCTTCTCAATCTGCTCATCGGTGAAAATATTCTTTTCCGGCTGACGGCGCGGGCCTTTGTTGCGGTTGGCGACGTTAGGGTTTAAGTCGGCTTCGTTGCCGCCATTGTTAAACTTGCCGATGCGCGCGTGGCGTTCCGACTGGCGCGCCAGCAGGTCAATTTCTTTAAAATCTTTCCCTTCTTTGTGCTCCTTCATAATGAGCTGGCAGTAGCGTGCGGCGGTGGTGAGCTGCATCTGATCCAGCGGCCCATAGTCACCCCACTTGTCGCGTTTTTTCCAGCTGTGAACGGTTGCAACTTTCTCGCCCAGCATTTCAGCAATGCGGGCTACGCGGTATCCCTGAAAGTACAGCAGCATGGCCTGCCGACGGGGATCGAGATCTGCGGGTGTCAGTGTGGTGTTCATGGCACAAACCTACAGCCTTGAATGACGGCTTTCCCCGCCTGCGGTTTGTGTGGTTGTCGGTACAAATACCGCGCATTGTTTCACTGCCCCCATCACCGCAACCATAAGGCTCCAGTAAGTTTTTTCTAACGGAGCACGGCTCATGACAGTGAAAGCAAAGCGTTTTCGCATCGGGGTGGAAGGTGCCACTACCGACGGACGTGAAATCCAGCGTGAATGGCTGGAACAGATGGCAGCCAGCTACAACCCGGCGGTGTATACCGCGCTGATTAACCTTGAGCACATCAAGTCTTATCTGCCGGACAGCACCTTTAACCGCTACGGCAAGGTGACGGCGCTGTTTGCTGAAGAAATCACAGAAGGTCCGCTGGCGGGCAAGATGGCGCTGTATGCCGACGTTGAGCCAACGGAGTCCCTGGTGGAGCTGGTGAAAAAAGGCCAGAAATTATTCACCTCTATGGAAGTCAGCCCGAAGTTTGCTGATACGGGAAAAGCCTACCTGGTCGGCCTGGCGGCCACTGATGATCCTGCCAGTCTGGGCACTGAAATGCTGACATTCAGCGCCAGTGCAGCCCATAACCCGCTGGCAAACCGCAAGCAGAATCCCGCCAATCTTTTTACCGCTGCAGAGGAAACGGTGATCGAACTGGAAGAAATCCAGGAGGACAAGCCGTCCCTGTTTGCCCGTGTCACGGCGCTGTTTACCAAAAAAGAGCAGTCCGATGACGCCCGGTTCTCTGATGTGCATAAGGCCGTGGAGCTGGTCGCCACTGAGCAGCAGAACCTGAGCGCACGCACCGAAAAATCCCTGTCTGAGCAGGAAGAACGCCTGTCTGAGCTGGAGACTGCTCTGCAGGAGCAGCAAACCGCCTTTAACGAACTGGTGAATAAGCTGAGTCATGAAGACAGCCGCCAGGACTACCGCCAGCGTGCAACAGGCGGTAACGCCCCCGCTGACACTCTGACCAATTGCTGATGGAGCACAAAACCTGATGAAGAAGAATACCCGCTTTGCTTTTAACGCTTACCTGCAGCAACTGGCACGTCTGAACGGTGTGGCAGTTGAAGAACTGTCCAGCAAGTTCACTGTAGAGCCGTCTGTGCAGCAGACGCTGGAAGACCAGATCCAGCAGTCCGCCGCTTTCCTGACGCTGATTAACGTCACGCCAGTGACTGAGCAGTCCGGTCAGCTGCTGGGGCTGGGTGTTGGCAGCACCATTGCCGGAACCACTGACACCACCGCGAAAGAGCGTGAACCTGTCGATCCGACGCTGATGGTCGATGTGGAATATAAATGCGAGCAGACCAACTTTGACACGGTACTGACCTACGCGAAGCTGGACCTGTGGGCGAAGTTTCAGGATTTTCAGGTGCGTATCCGTGACGCCATCGTGAAACGTCAGGCACTGGACCGCATCATGATCGGCTTTAACGGCGTGAAGCGTGCGAAAACCTCCAACCGTAGCGAAAACCCGTTACTGCAGGATGTGAATAAAGGCTGGCTGCAGAAAATCCGTGAGGATGCACCGGATCACGTCATGGGCAGCACCACCACGGGCGGTGAAACCACACCGGGCGCGGTGAAAGTCGGGAAAGGTGGCGAATATGCCAACCTGGACGCC